GTTCATCGGCGGCGAGAAGCAGATCCTGCTGTCGGCTCACGAGTTCAAGACCACCCAGAACACGATGAAGCGCATCGAGCGCCTAATCCTCGGGTGCCCTGACCTGCACAAACGCGTGAAGGCCTACCACAAAACGGTGGGCCGTGAGGGCGTCGAGCTGCATGACGGGCGCGAGTTGAAGTACATCGCCCGCTCGCGCGGCTCCGGCCGTGGCTTCACCTCGGACTGCGTCATCTTCGACGAGTGCATGATCCTCGGCGACGACGCGATGTCCGCCCTGGCGCCGACCTCGGACGCCGTTGCGAACAGCCAGCTGTGGTACCTGGGCAGCGCCGGAATCGGCGCCCCCTCTCAGCAGATGGGCCGCCTGCGCCGCCGCGCCCTGGCCGCCATCGAGAGCGGCATCCCGGACCCCGTGCTGGCCTACATGGAGTGGTCGATCGACCCGCACGTGGACGAGTGCGCGCAGGGCTGCACGCAGCACGACGCGGTCGACTCCGTTGAGTCGCTGCTGAAGGCCAACCCGGCGGTGGGCTACCGGCTCCAGGTCGAGAAGAGCATGCACCGGAGGCTGACCATGGGCGATGCCCTGTACGCCCGCGAGCGGCTCGGTGTGGGCGAGTACCCGTCGGATGTCGCCGAGACCTGGCAGGTCATCGGAGAAGAAGCCTGGCGGGCACTGGCGGCTGCGGAGTCGGTGCCGGGTGATCCGGTGGCGTTCGCGGTCGATATGACGCCGGAGCGCAGCCACGTGTCCATCGCGGTGGCCGGGCCGTGGCGGGGCGGGACACACGTCGAGGTCGTCGAGCACCGCCCGGGCGCGGGCTGGTTCGCAGAGCGGGCCAGGGCCCTGACGGAGAAGTGGGGGCCGCGGTGCTGGGTCATCGACCCGGGCAGCCCGGCGGGCTCGCTCATCGGGGACCTGACGGACGCGCTGAAGGTCGACCCCGAGGACGACGCGGAGGAACCGCGGCTGCTGGCGCCGATCGTGCAGACGCGGCCCCGGGACGTCGTGCACGCCACGTCCCAGTTCTACGACGCCGTGGCCGAGGCGACGCTGTCGCACCTGGACCAGGCGCCGATGGCTATGGCCCTGGCCGGCGCGCAGAAGCGCCCCCTGGGGGACGCGTGGGCGTGGGCGCGGCGGATCGTGTCCGTCGACATCAGCCCGCTGGTCGCAGCGACGCTGGCCAAGTGGGGGCTGAAGGCCGAGGTCGAGCAGGACGAAGTCGTCGATCCGCTCGACAACATTTGGTGAGGGAGGCTCGATGACCAGGGCAAACGTGGTCGGCGCCCTGGCGTCCGCGGCTGGGCGGGTTGTCCGCTGGCTGCCCGGGGCCGCCGGGGCCGCGCTGATCTCGTGGGCCGCGCTGATGGTGTACGTGCCTGCCGGCCTCGCGGTCGCGGGGGCGTTCTGCCTGGCGGCGGACTGGAGGGCGACGCGGTGAGTATCTTCTTCAATCGGCGGCGCGAGCGCAGGGCGCCGTTCGCTGAGCCGCCCATCCCGCGGCCCTCGCAGGCGTCGACGTTCTCCAAGGTGAACCTGGCCCAGGCCGAGAGCAGCTTGCAGAAGGTCGCCGTGTGGTGCGCGGTCGACCTGACGGCGTCGATGGTGTCGATCCTGCCCATCGACGTCTACGAGGGCACTGGCGCCGCGCAGCGCGAGATCGCCCCGCCGAAGATCCTGGAGGACCCCTCTGGGGAGGGCTACGGCGTCGCGGACTGGGTGTACCAGTACATGGCGTCGCTGCTGTTGCGGGGCAACACCAACGGGCACGTTGCCGACCGGGACCGGCTCGGCAACCCCACACAGATCGTGCTCTACCACCCGGACGAGGTGCAGGGCTGGCGCGACCTCAAGTCGGGTCTGCCCACCTGGCGCGCGGGCGGCGCGGAGGTACCCGCAGACGAGATGTGGCACCAGCGGGCCTACTCCATCCCCGGCCGGCTGATGGGCCTGTCCCCGGTGGCGCATCACGCCGGGACGATCGGGCTGGGCATCGCGGCCTCGCGGTTCGGGCAGCAGTGGTTCGAGGACGGCGCCCACCCGTCCGGAATGCTGACCAACGACCAGGCCCTGAACAAGGAGCAGTCACAGACGGCCAAGGCCCGGTTCATGGCCTCGCTGCGTGGCAGCCGGGAGCCGCTGGTGCTGGGCGCCGGCTGGAAGTTCCAGGCGATCCAGGTGGCCCCGGAGGAGTCGCAGTTCCTGGAGACGCAGAAGTACACCTCGGCCGAGTGCGCGCGGATCTACGGGCCAGGCGTGGCCGAGATCCTCGGCTACGAGACCGGCGGGGCGATGACCTACGCCAACGTCGAGCAGCGGTCGCTGGACCTGCTGACGTACTCCCTTGACCGGTGGATCGTCCGCACCGAGAAGATGTTCACCGCCATGCTGCCGCCCGGCCAGCACGTGAAGCTCAACCGTGCCGCCCTGGCGCGCACCGACCTGCTGACCCGCTTCCGCGCGCACGCGCTCGCCCTCCAGAACCGGTGGACCGTACCGAACGAGGTGCGGCAGATCGAGGACCAGCCGCCCGTGAAGTGGGGCGACGAACCCAACGCAGCCCCCGCGCCGAAGGTGCAGATCGACTGAAGGAGGGACGCCGTGAGCGTCAAGAGCGACCGGGCCAAGGTGTCCGGTACGGAACGGCGCGCGTTCCCCGTACAGCTCGAGGTGCGCGCGAAGAAGGGCGTCAGTGGAGTATCGACGATCGAGGGATACGCCTCGGTCACCGAGCAGCCCTACGAGATGTGGGACTACCTCGGCGCCTACAGCGAGGTCGTCCGCACGGGCGCGTTCGCCAAGACCCTCGCCGAGACGCCCGGGGTGCAGCTGCTGCTGAACCACAGCGGCCTGGCGATGGCGTACACCAAGGCCGGCAGTCTGCGTCTGTCGGAGGACACCACCGGCCTGCACATGGAGGCCGACGTCAGTACCAGCCGACACGACGTCGGCGACATGCTGGCCGCCCTGAACGAGGGCAGCGTCGACGAGATGTCGTTCGCGTTCCGGGTGACCCGGCAGCAGTGGTCCCCGGACTACGACCAGCGGGACATCACCGAGGTGGACCTGCACCGCGGGGACGTGAGCGTCGTCAACTTCGGCGCGAACCCCGCAACGTCGGTCGGCGCCGTGCGTGCCGCCGACTTCGACCGCCTCGACGAGGTGGACGCACGGGCGCTGTACGAGCGCCTCCAGCGCCGGTTCCAGCCCGACGGGGCAGAGCCGCAGACGCTGTCGCTGTTCCAGGCCCAGGCCGCCGTTCTCGGCCTGTAGCCACCCCCTGACGCCTGCACCACCTGACGCGCCGGAGTCCACGCCGGAGCGCCCTGCGGCCTGCCCGCACGCGGCGCCACCACCTGGGCCACCACCCCGACGGCACGCGGGCGCGACCCACACCCACACCCATGAAGGGAGCGAGCCATGCTCGCCTACCTGCGTAAGCAGATGCAGAGCGCGCTCGAGGCCCGGGCCGCGCTGAAGACCGAGATCGACGGCATCGTGAAGGCCGCCGAGGACGCCGGCCGGGAGAAGCTGTCCGCGGACGAGCAGACCGCGTTCGACGCCAAGCGTGCGGAGATCCGCACGAAGGACGGCGAGATCGAGCAGCTCGACACGCGCATCAAGGACCTCGAGGAGGACGAGCAGCGCGAGCAGCGCGCGGCCGCCCTCCACGCCCGGCACGGCCAGGCCGGCGAGCGGCGCGAGCGCGTCACCGTCACCTCCGAGCCGGAGACCTACCGCCGTGGCGGACAGACCTCGTACTTCCGGGACCTGTTCCGCGCGCAGATGAAGGGCGACACCTCGTCCATCGAGCGCCTGGCCCGCAACGACCGCGAGGTGGCCGACCGCCTCGACCGGATCGCCCGCGGCGCGGAGAAGGCTCTCGACGGCCTGGAGGCGCGCGCGCTCACCACCACGGACGGCGCCGGCGGCGAGTTCGTCCCGCCGCTGTGGATGATCAACGACTACATCGCGCTGGCCCGCGGCGGCCGCGTCGTCGCCGACCAGGTCCGCCCGATGGCGCTGCCCCCGGGCACGGACTCCATCAGCCTGCCGCGCGTCGCCACCGGCACCGCTGTGGCGGAGCAGACCACGCAGAACACTGCGGTACAGAACACGGACGCGACCACCAACTCGGTGACCGCGAACGTGACCACGATCGCGGGCCAGCAGGTCGTCGCCCAGCAGCTGCTGGACCAGTCGCCGATCAACATGGACCAGATCCTGCTCGCGGACCTGGCGGCGGACTACGCGGTCAAGGCCGACGTGTTCGTCATCAACAACAACGCCACGAACAAGGTCGGCCTGCTCAACGTCTCCGGCCTCAACGCCGTGACGTACACCGACGCCTCGCCCACGGTCGCCGAGCTGTACCCCAAGGGTGCGGACGCGGTGCAGCAGATCCACACCGGCCGGTTCCTGCCGGGCGACAAGCACTTCATGCACCCCCGGCGGTGGGCGTGGATGACCGCGGCCGTCGACACCGCCGGGCGCCCGCTGGTGGTGCCGGCGGCGAACATGCCGCAGAACACCCTGGCCGCCATGGACGCGGTCCTCTCGGAAGGCTTCGTCGGTACCTGGCACGGCCTGCCGGTCTTCCTCGACCCGAACATCCCCACCAACCTCGGGGCGAGCACCAACGAGGACCGCATCATCACCCTGCGCTCCACCGACACGATCTTCTTCGAGGGCACGCCGCAGGCCGAGGCGTTCCGCGAGACGAAGGCCGACCAGCTGTCGGTGCTGCTGCGGTTCTACAACTACGTGGCGCTGCACGCCTCCCGCTACCCGAAGTCCATCTCGGTCATCGCGGGTACCGGCCTGGTCACCCCGACGTTCTGAGTCGACCTGGGCCTGGGCGGTGAGGCTGCCCGGGCCCGCCTGCTGGGAGGCAGATATGCCCGAGAGGGAAACGGCCACGAACGTGCGGACCGGCGACGAGGTGACCACCGAGGTGCCGACCGCAGACGAGGCCTACGTGCGGGGCCTGCTGCGCGAGCGCGAAGGCTACGCCCGCCATGACCGCGGCGACCGGGTCGCGGACGTCGACGCGGAGCTGAAGCGGCTGGGGGTCGCCGTGCCCCGGGAGACGGCCGCCGAGTCGAAGCCGCGGCGTACCGCGCGCGGGAAGTAGGGCGACCGTGCCGGGCTTCGGGATGCTGACCGACAGCTTCGACGACGGCGTCCTGGACCCGGCCGTGTGGTCCCAGTCCTACGGCGACCCGGCCGAGGCCGGGGGCCGCCTGCGCGTGCCGTGCACGGCCGGGTACGCGGGCGCCCGTACCGCGAGCGCCTACACCCTGTCCTGGTCGCAGATCGCTGCCCGGGTGTACCCGCCGGCAGCAGGCGGCGCGACGACGGCGGCCTGCTCGCTGCTGGCCCTCTCCGACGTCGGCGGCACCGATGCCGGCTTCCTGATCGACCGGGCGCAGGGCGCCATGGGCCTGTACCTGCGCCAGGGCTACGCCGACGGCGGCGCCCTGTTCCCCGCCTACGACCCGGTGGCGCACGCGTGGCTGCGACTGCGCGAGGACCGCGGCTCCCTGTACTGGGAGGCGTCCCCGGACGGACGAACGTGGACAGTCCTGCGCACCGCTGCCTCGCCCGCGTGGGCGGCGCACACAGACCTCAGCCTGCTGTTCGAGGCGCACCGCGATACGGGCACCGACGACTTCGCGGAACTGGCCAGCCTCAACATCGTCCGGCCCGGCGGGCTGCGCCCGCTCCAGCGCGGCCTCGCCGGGCCGGGCCTCTACCCGCGGACCACGACCACGGTGAGGGGTGCCTGATGACCTACGACCTGGGGGACACCGCCCCGCTGGGTACGACCGTCCGGGACGCGAGCGGGGTGCTGGCCAACGCGGGGAACATGGCGCTAACCATCACCCTGCCCGACAACACCACCGTCTCGGTGCCGGCCGCGACCCCGACGTCGACGGGGACCTACGCCTACGACTACCCGACCACACAGGCCGGGCGGCACATCGTGCGCTGGCTGGCCACCGGCGTCAACGCGGGCGCCTACGTCGACGTGTTCGACGTGCGCGAGGCGGCTCCGCCGATGCTGTACTCGCTGTCCTCCGCCAAGGCCAAGCTCGACATTCCCGTGACGAGCACCGCGGAGGACGAGGATCTGCGCGAGTGCATCGAGGCCACCACGTTCGCGGTGGAGTACTTCACCGGCCCGGTCGTGCGCCGCACCGTGCGCCAGGTGGCGGCCGGCGGTCGCGACGCCATCGCGCTGCACACCACGCCGATCCTGGCGGTCACCTCGGTGACGCCGCTCCAGGACTGGCAGCAGGCCGTCGACACCGGCGTCCTCGACGTCGACGCGGCCACCGGCATCGTGCGCCGCACCGACAACCTGTGCTTCCCCGCCGGGGACTACCGGTGGGTGTACACGGCCGGCCGGACTGCGGTCGCGGCGAACGTCTCGCTGGCGGGCAAGCTCATCCTTCAGCACCTGTGGCGCACCAACTTCGGGGCGGCACGCGGCCTGGTTGGCATCGGCGGCGGCGAGGACTTCAGCGTGACCGAGCCCGTCCCCGGTCTGGGCTACGCCATCCCCAATCGGGCCCTGCAACTTCTCCAGCCGGACCGGGACCTGGGGGGCTTCGCATGATGACCTCCCGCGTCCCGGCCGCCGTCGACGCGCTCCTGGCGATCCTCCGCGCCGCCTCCGGCCTAGCCGACGTCCGCATCGTCGATGGGCCGGAAGCGGTCAACCTCACCGACCTGCAACGCATCCACGTCGGCTGGCAGCCCACCGGCGACTCGGCCGTGTCCTTGGAGCAGGAGTTCAACGCGGCCGGAGCCAGGACCCGCAACGAGGCGTTCAGCATCTCCTGCTACGCCGAGTCCCGTGCTGGCGACCGCGACATGCAGGCCCGCCGTACCGAGGTGTTCGCCCTGGTCGGCGAAGTCGAGACCGCGCTGCGCGCCAGTGACGCGGCACCGATGGCACCCACGCTTTCCGGGACGGTGCTCTGGGCGCACCTGACCACCGGAGACCTGACCCAAGTGCAGGCCGAAGGCAGCCTTGCCGGGCTCGCCTTCACGGTGACCTGCCAGGCCCGTATCTGACCCACCCCACCCGAGGAGTACTGCCATGGCGCGTGTGCGCTACCTGGGGCCCGAGCAGGTCACCGTGCCCGAGCTGGGCCGGACCGTCGAGCCCGACGAGATCGTCGAGGTTCCCGATGAGCGGTTCGAGGGCTACGCGTGCCAGCCCTCGAACTGGGAGGTCGTCGAGGAGCCCGGCAAGTCGAAGAAGACCGCGGCCCGGCCGCAGAAGGAGGACTGATCCATGGCGATCGGATCCGGGCTCGGCGCCCAGCTCGGCATCGCGGCCGAGTCGACCTACGGCACCTTCGTGGCGCCGACACGCTTTGTGGAGTTCACGAAGGAGTCGCTGGTCTTCAAGAAGACGACGGCCCAGTCCACGGGCATCGCGGCCGGCCGTCAGCTCGCGCTGTCCTCGCGGCGTGTCCTGACCCGCAAGGAGGTGGCCGGGTCGATCGACCTGGAGATCACCAACAAGGCCATGGGTCTGTTCCTTCAGGCGCTCATGGGTACGTCGGTGACTCCGGTCCAGCAGGGCGTGACGACGGCGTACCTCCAGACCCACACCCTGGCGGACACGGCGGGCAAGAGCCTGACGATCCAGAAGGGGGTGCCCCTCGCCAGCGGGACCGTGACGGACAAGTCGATGCTCGGCTGCAAGGTCACGTCGGGTGAGTTCTCGTGTGAGGTCGGCGGCATGCTGACCGGGACGTTCGAGATCGACGGCCGGGACTGCGACGAGACGCAGACCCTGGCGGCCGCGTCCTACTCGAACATGTCGCCGTTCCACTTCGGGCAGATGGCGCTGAAGACCGGCACCTACGGGGCGGAGACCGCGCTCGACGGCATCCGCAAGGTTTCCGTCAAGGTGGAGCGTCCACAGGATGTGGAGAGGTTCTACGCCAACCAGTCGGCCCTGAAGAAGGAGCCGATCTCGAACGACCTGACGAAGATCACCGGGACGCTGGAGACGGACTACGTCGCCACCACCCTGGACGACCTGCACACGTCCGACGCCGCGACCAGCCTGGTGTGGGAGTTCATCGGCCCGCTCATCGCGAGCACGTACTACGAGACGATCCGGTTCACCCTGCCCGCGATCAAGCTGAACGAAGGCCCGCCGATGGTCGACGGCTACGGCGTCGTCAAGCCGACCTTCCAGTTCGAGGGCCTGTACGACGGCACGAACCAGCCGAAGATCGAGTACATCTCCACCGACACCACCGTGTGAGCGGGCCATGACCCGCGAGGTCAGGATCCTCAACACCGGCAGCCTGCTGGAGCTTTCACGGCGCCTGCGCGCTGCCGGTGGCGAGAACATCCGCAGCAGCATGCACCGCCGCATCCGGCGTGCGGCCGAGCCACTGAAGGACGACCTCCAGTCCACGATCCGCGGTCTGGAGATCCGCTCGTCCGGCCGCAGCACCGGGAAGCGGGGCGGGCCTTCCCCGACAACCAGGCCGCTACGGGCGACGATCGCCGACGCCATCCGGATCAGCGTCCGCACCGGCGCAAGCCCGGGCGCCCGGGTGTGGGTCGACAAAGGCCGCCTGCCGCCCGACCTGCGGCGCATGCCCGAGGTCATCAACGCCGGCCCGCCGCCGGGGCGGATCAGGCACCCGGTGTTCGGCAACAAGCGGCGCTGGGCCAACCAGTACGTCACCCCGCTGTGGTGGGACAACACCGTCCGCCGCCACACCCCCCGTATGGAGCGAGAGGTGGCCCGCGTCCTGGACGACGTCCGGCGCCGCCTCGAATAGGAGCACCCCGTGATCATCATCTACGCCCCGCAGGACGGCGCCGAGCAGACCTTCGACGTCGGGCCCGGGCGGCTGCGCGCCTCCGAGATCCAGGTCATCGAGCGCACCGCCGGCGCCCGCTGGGACGACATCAAGCAGGCCATGGGCGAGGGCGACCTCAACGCCATGCGCACCGTCGTCTGGGCCCTGTTGAGGCGCGAGCAGCCTGCCCTGCGGTTCGCCGAGTTCGACCCGTTCGAGGGCGAGCTGCGCTCCCGGCTCGACGAACGCGAGGGCCGGGCATACGCCGAGCGCCTGCACGACAAGTACCGGGACAACCCGGAAGACCTGGCCGCCGCGTTCAACGAGCTGCGAGACGTGGTCTTCGACCGCGAGGCCCTCGAGGTGGCGATCGCCGACGTGACGGCCCCAAAAGACTCGGCACCCGCCGAGCCTCTGGCGGAAGCAGCGGAGCCGAAGGAGACAGCTCCTTCTCCGATCGGCTCCTGAGCTACCTGCCCCTGTTCGGGCTGTACCTGAGCTGGAGCCCAGCCGACGTCGACGCCCTCACCGAGGAGCAGTTCGAGTACGCCACCGCCTGGATTGACCGTCACGAGGCCGGGCTCCGGCAGCAGGGGGGTGAGTGATGGCCCAGCACCTGCGGTTCGTCCTCGACGGAGACGACCACCTCACCCCGGCTCTCGTCACCGCGGGCAACTCCAGCGCCCAACTGCACCGCCGTCTCAACGACGACATGAACGGCAACGCCGCCGCGGTGCGCCGGTTCACGACGGACGCCAACGGCCGGCTGCGAGACCTGCGCGGCCGGTACATCTCCGTCGCCGACGCGCAGCGGATGATGGGCGCCGGCCTGCCCCAGCTCACCCGACGCCTCGGCGACCTGGGCGACGCGGGCGGCGACGCCTCCGCCTCGCTCGGCAAGTCGAGCGGCGGACTGGGCGGGGTCATGATGGGCGTCGCCGCGGTGGCCGGTGTGTCCCTGCTGCCCGCGATCGGCGCACTGGTGCCGATGATGGCCGGGGCCGCGCTCGCCTCGCAGACCCTGAAGCTGGGATTCTCCGGTGTCACCGAGGCGCTTGAGGCCCAGACCCAGGGCAGCGAGGAGTACGCCAAGGCGCTGGAGAAACTGCCGAAGCCGGCGCGCGAGTTCACCAAGGAACTCGTCGCGGTCAAGAAGGAGTTCGGCTCCGTCGGCAAGGAGATCCAGAAGGCGATGCTGCCCGGGTTCACCCGGGCGCTGAAGGACGCCCGCCCGGTGGTCGACATCCTCGGCGACTCGATGGTCGACATGGGCGCCGCCTTCGGGGACGCAGCCGAGGGCGTCGGCCGCATGCTGAAGGACAGCGGATTCCAGGCCGACCTCCAGACCAACCTGAAGATGGGCACCCAGTTCGTCCGCGACATGACCTCGGCCATGGGTCCGTTCACCCGGTCTCTGCTGGACTTCGGCGCGGCATCCGGCCCGACGCTGAAGGCCTTCACGGACGGGCTCGGCGGGCTGCTGTCCAAGGGTCTGCCCTCCATGTTCGAGGGGCTCAAGCCTGGTATCTCCGGTACGGCGCAGATGCTCGACGGTCTGTTCTCCGCGGTGAACGACATCCTGGGTGGGCTCGGGCGGCTGGGCGGCGAGTTCGGCAAGACGCTCGGCCCGGTGTTCGGCCCGGCGTTCGCGCTCAGCGGCAAGCTGGTGGCGGGCGCGTTCGACCTAGTGCGCGGCGCCATGGTCCTGCTGCGGCCGGTTATGCGGGACATCGGCTTCGGGCTTCAGACGGTTCTGGACATCGGCCGGATCGTCGGTCCCACCATGGCTGGCACGGCCTCCGCGATCACGTCCGCGTTTCTGCCGGTGGGCCAGAGCATCGACCAGGCGGCCGGCCCGCTCCAGCGCCTCAACCAGCTGGTCAACGAGAACAAGGGCTTCATCCTCGAAGCCGCCCGCATCTTCGGCAACGCAATGATCGACATGAGCACTGCCGCCCTGATGATGGCACCAGGCGTCATGCGCGCGTTCCGGTTCATGGCGACCGGAATCCTTGAGAGCATCGAGTTCATCGTCACCGCGTCGGCCGCGGCGTTCGGGAAGATGCCGGTCATCGGCGACCAGTTCATCGACGCCGCCAAGGACTTCAGCACGTTCAAGGGCGACTTCCTCGACGGCCTCGACGCGGCCCAGACGGCAACCGACGACTTCGTTGCCGGGGCTCTGCCCAAGCTTGCTTCGGGCAGGCTCCAGATGAACATCACCAACTGGACCGAGCAGATCGCTGCGGCGAAGGCGAAGCTGAAGACGGTGCCGCCTTCACAGCGGGCCGACTTGAGGGCGACCATCAAGGATCTGCAGGACAAGGTGGCGGCTGCCAAGCGGACGCTCGGAA